CAACTTTTAATATTATCTCGTGTATTCACTAATGATGGTCTGTTTACAGAACAAAGGAAATTTCCAGTTAGGAAAGAATCACCCGAAATTCGTAGAGTTACAAGAAAGAGAGGTAAACAATCTAAAAGGACAATCTAGCTGATAGTTTCTTAGCAATTTTCTTAGCAGGGGCAAAGAGGGATTTAAATCTCGTTTGCCCCTCTTTTGTAAACTTATTTGTAATCACATCGTCAATAATAATTTTGTTTTCTGTTTCGTAGAAGGCATTCGTTTCTACTTGTGCTCGGATATATTGCTCTACGTTATCAGTTTTCCCAATTAGTTTAGTACCTTCCGATGAGTATTCAAAGATATCTACATTCCCACTATCGGACATGACATAGTGAAGTACAGGTTTGACCTGTTTGATCTTAATCTTGAACTTGTTTTTAGTTGCTTCTCTGATCAGTGGTTCTGCTGCGTTCTTAAGGGCATTCAGACCGATGCTAGAGACCATGGTAGCAGCAGTCGTAACCACTGCCACGGCACCCGCAGTGGCAACCAGAGAAGGGTCTGGGAGATCGATATTGACCCCCGCAATGGAGATCCTGGGGTTGTCTGCTGGGATCTCTGCTTTGGTCACTGGTGGTGGTGTGGATGCCTGTACAAGTTGCTGAGGAATCTCTGGTGGTTTGGCATCTGGCAATCCACGATTCTTTGCAGCATCTTCTTGTGCTTGCTTTTCTTTATCAGCACGAACGGCTGCATCAAATTCTTCCTGTGTTGGAACTTGAATCACAGGATATTTTAAGGATGGATCTGGTGCTTGAAATACAGGTAAAGCAAGTCCCCGATTTAAAGGGACTTGCATAGTTTCAACTACAGGAGGTTCAAGCCGTTGGATCAGCGTACCTTGAGGGTTCGGGATTCTCTGCAGCTGGTTCTGCGTCTGCAACTGATTCTGCTGCAGGTTCGGGATCGAATACTGGTTGGATAGTTGGTTCGACTGCAACTGGAGTTGGTTCGACTGCTGTGGTGGCAGCAACGGAATCTGGTTTGGCATCTTCCTTATCATCTCCCTTCTTTAGGGTATCAACACCAAAGGTGGCTGCTGCAGCAGTAAAAACTGTAGCAATAAAGGTTGGGTCCATCTTAGCGAGAAGACCTGCATAACTAGCTGTAAGTAGTGCAGCACTCCAACTCAAAACTGAAATCCTAACAATAGTGCTCATACATTTTTCCTTCTTGTGGGTATCAGCCATCGTTCTAAAAAAATAGAGGGTATGGTCCCCTCTATTTATATTATGCTTCTTTTTTCTTACCAATATTATATTTGGATTCTAGAGTCCACTCACCTTTATCTTTGTATGCAATCACTTTAATCTGATTGAGAGGGGCAGCATCAGCAATTAATTCTAAATTAACTAATGTAACCAGACCCCAATCAGAGAGAAGTTGAATGATTCTATTTCTACGTTGTACATCATTTAAAGAAAAATTTGTATCCTTACGATCAAGGGCAAATAATTCTTTGAAATGAACAATATAATACTTACCCTTCTTATGAAGAATATGGCAAGATTGATATAGTTTCTTTTCCTTACGGGAAGCAACACCAATTCTGGTTAAAGTCTCACGCACTTTAAGGAAGTCATCGGGTTCTTTCAGAACCACTTCGACCATATTTTCTTCTGACCACTTCACTTCAGTATCAGTCATTTTTTTCCTCCAACATTAAGCTTAGACTTTATGAATTCAAGTTGTTCTTTGGTTAATAAACCAAGAGCAGTCTTAGCTTTTTCATTACTATATCCATAGTATTGCTTGACAATCTCAAGGTCTTTAAGGGGATCCTTCTTTAACCAGGGCGAGAAACGCTTTCTCTTACGAATACTATTTATAAAAAAGTCGTATTGCATCTTACTATCAAGATGCGAAGCCATGTTCATCTCATTTGCATACAAAACAGTATCCATGAAACCAGAGAAACAACGGTTAATAATATATGGAGGATACTGCCTTACTGCTTCCTCATCTGCATCCATCAAATTAACTTTATCGTAGTTGATAGAGTTAAGATAATGCTTCAATTCATACGTCATAATTAAATAGCAAAAGTTCAGCACGGTCCTTTTGATCGTCCATGTAATCACCAATAGATCGCATGGTATAGGTCAGTTCATAGGTTGAAGCACCCCATCCATCAAATCGACTCTTAACAAACAGAGAAGAATTATAACTGATCAGGGACTTGCATGGAGTGAAGTTCATACGCTTTGCAAAGAGTTCATGATCGAACTTCTTGTGCATCTCTCCCTTCTTACCATAGAGGTTGTCCTTAATATCATAAGGAGGATCTAAATAGATGAATGTTTCTGGAGTTCCGTCAAGCATATGCTCATAGGAAAGATTTGTAATCTTCCAATTTTTAATAATAGATTGATAATGCTGGAGATTTTCAATACCCTTCATTGAAAAATTAGAAACACTTGCTTGCTTAGAGAAAGAAGAACTTTCCGTCAAACCACTAAAAGAGCACTTATTTACAATATAGAAACACATAGCTCGATCAAGACTGGTTTGAGTTTCATCATTGATAACATCCTTCGCTGCCAAAAATAAATCTCTTGCCTTATCTTCGGTCATATTATTTCCCTTAGCAACCACAAGTGATTCAACTAGATCTAAAGGATTAGTCTGCAACACTTGCCAGAAGTTTACTAGAGGTCCATAAAGATCATTCACCCACACAGGAACATCTGGAAACTGTTTGGTGAATTCAATCGCTACAGAACCTCCTCCAATAAAGGGTTCCCTATAATCAGTGATTTCTTTAGGGAACTTTGGAAGAAGAAATTTAGTTGCCCGACTCTTTCCACCTGGATAACGAAGAGGTGTTTTTAATGCTTTCAATTCTTTATTCATAACGATTTAATGTAATATGTGCCATTGGAAATCCATACATTCCCGAATTAACGTTTCCTACTGGTAACACGTTAAAGCTCATAGTATATCTAGGTTTATTTCCTAGATGCGGTCTTGAGCAGTGAGGTAGCCAACTTGGAAATAAAATTAAATTACCTGGTCCAGGATGAACTTCCATTTCAATTTCACGATTCTTTTTCCAAGAAACGTCCACTTGACCACAACCTTTACTGTAAAATGGATCTAAAAATACTGTTGGAGATCCTTCGGTCACATAATATACAGCACTGATATAGGATAGATTATGTGTATGAATATGATGTGCAGCTTTTTCACCAACAGCAGATTTGTTACCCCAGCATACTGCAATGTCTAAAGCATCACAATCCAACTCGTAGTAATTTTTATACTCTAATAAGCATTGCCTAAACCAGTCAATCAAAAATTTAAATTCTGGTAAACAATGAAGAGTTCCATTAGTGGTTCGAATCTTCATTTCATCCCAATTACCATATCTCTGAATTGGTTTTTGATTCTCGATTAGAGAAATAACCTCATCAGTTCTGGGATCTGAATTCTCAAATTTATGAAGACTTGTAGGAAAAAGCTTTAGAGTTTTCATACAATAATCTTCTTCTCAGGTACAATAACTCTACTGAAAATATTATTATATTGTTCTAATACTTGAGGAGCAGGTTTGCTTACATAAACAATAAAATTTTTGAAAACTTCTACATACTCTTCATCTGGATCTAGAACTGGAGACCACGGAGCAAATCCAAGTTGATTATTTGCTGCTGGTACAACGCAAATTGCGTTTTTAAGTTTGATAGCATCATCCACTTCATCAATGACAGTGGCGATAACGTCCTCACCAGAGGACATACGAATTAGTTTAATAGTCATTTAAAATTACACTCACACATGATTTCGGTTAATGCGGCTAATAGATTTACTTCCTGGTCAGCCACGAACGCACTTTGGTATTGGTACTTAGCAATAATAAGAACGGCAGCAGGGACAGTTGCGGGTGAAAGGCAATCATAAGCGGCGTCATAAACCCTGCGAAGTACGATACTAGGATCGTTATCAAGGTTGGAGACCACCCACTTACGAACCTCTGTAAAGTTCTTTTCAGAGAGGTGTTTAATGAGGTCATTGATCCTTACATCCGATACTTGAGATAGAATTCCACTGTCAATCTTACCACTAGAAGAATAACGTTGTAACTCATTAAGAGTCCTACGCCAGTCTGGAAAGTGCTTATTAATTACCTCCGCAACAACCTTCGGATCATATTCGATACCCTCATCCGCAAGTACAGACCTGACACGGTTGAAGAACTCGGCGGCGATGGTTGGTTTCTCTTTTCCTGGAATACCGAAGTCGATGACAGAGCATCGGGAATGGAGAGGTTCAATGATCTTGTTCTTGAAGTTTGCTGTGAAGATGAATCGACAGTTGCTATAGAACGTCTCAATATTAGCCCGTAGAAGGAGTTGAACATCGTTGGTTGTGTTATCTGCCTCATCGATGATGATAACTTTGTGTTTACCAGTTGCTTGAAGTGATACGGTCGAAGCAAAGTTTTTTGCTTGGTTCCGTACCGTGTCCAGAAATCGTCCTTCGTCAGATCCATTGATGACATAATAATCTACTCCTAGTTCATCGCATATTGCTTTTGCTACAGTTGTTTTACCAATACCAGGAGGTCCCGAGAGAAGAAGATTAGGAATCTCTCCTTTCTCAACAAACTCCTTAAAGGTTTTTTTAATATTTAGTGGAAGAATACATTCGTCAATCTTGCGAGGACGATACTTTTCAACCCAAAGAAAATGGTCTTTCATAATAAATCCTCCACTCAAATTATCACTTAGAAATGTTAGGCTCAAGGGCAATCCAATACTTTAGATTGCAAGTTGTTGCTTTGAACAGAGCAACTTTACCAGCATGAATAGAGACTTGATAAGTTTGATTCTGCATCAGTTTAAGATTTTCCATCTTGAAGCAATGGCAGAAATCGTTATCTGTAGAACCTAACTCAATAGAATACACGTTTGAAGTGTCATTCTTTTTATCAGTAATACAAATATTCAAAGAACCATCAGACCCATAAAGGCAGAGATCTTGAACACCATAGGTAGAAGATGCACGTTGCAATCGAGAAAGATTTTCCCAAGACAACTCAAATTGAACATCTGCAGAAGGAACCTCCAATTCTTTATCTGGGGCACTTACAATCAGATCTGGATCCGAATAGTAAATTTTACTCTTAGACTTGGTAGTAGTATCTTTGATCACCAAACAGTTTTCGTTACCAAAATCAAGTTCAGGACTCTGACACAAACCAAGGGCGCCGATAAACACTGAGAGGTCATAGATAGGAACCTCTTTAGGAAACTCTTCCTCAATCTCAAATCGAGCCATGATGTTCTTATTTACCGAAAGGGTAGAAAGAACATTACCAGGGCGAATATTAATCGACTTGTTAATTGAAAGAAAATTTTTCAGTGCATCGATAGTAGTTGTGCTAACCGAAATACTCATACTGCTTTAAACTCCGAGAGACCGTTTTCGACACGGGTATAATGTTTGTCAAAGTGAAGTAGTAGCATAGCATAGTGAATCACTTTCATCAAGTCACGTTTGTTATGTCCATCTTTTTGACCATAACGAGAACCATACTTAAGAATATTTGCCTGACAAAAATCTGGTGCCAGATTCTTTGCTGCCATCAAATCAATTGTTTGAATATCTTTGTATGCTTCATTGTGGCCACAGTAGTGACTTCCATAAGTGCTCACTACATAATCCTCAACATCTTTGAGGATTTGTTCCTCATTGTACTTCCATAGCATAATTAATTTCTCCAGAAAAAGAAGAAGGGAGGTTATCCCTCCCCTCAGTATATCAGAAAGGTGCCTGTTCGTCAACAGGAGTTTCAACTTTATCATCCACCTTGGAATAGAGTTCCATGAAGGATTGTTTGGTATCAGCATCGAAACGGTTCACACACACTTCGATTGCCTTATCACGTTTGCCAAAGATCTTGTAAGCATTGGCAATGTGAACCAAACGACGAGTGCTGATGATCTCGTCCACCCCACCATCGTAGAAGGTCTTGCGGATCACTTGTGCCCAACGCACCAGTTTCTCAGCAAAGTCCTGATCCTGATCATTCATGGCAGCAGAGACGATCTTTACTTCCGTCTTTTCTGCTGGGTATTCTTGCTCGAAAGTGATCGGGAAACGCTCA